TATACATAGCTCCTGTTCCAGACGCTGCTGTATCAAAACCTTGATCGGCATATCTACCGGTAATATTAGGCAGACCAGCGGCAATAGCTGCCCCCGCTGTATCTGCACCTTCTAAAAACCTTCCGCGTAAGTCCGGCACGCGAAAGGTTTTGCTTCCATCACCAACGCTAAAAAGTCCCGAATAACTAGATGCCCATAATGCTTCCGTAGTAGCAAGCGCATTGTCATTTACAAATTTATATAAGCGCGGATATGTAGCACGTGATATCAAGGCCCCATTTGCTTTTATTCTTCCTGTTTTTAAAATGTGCGAATAATCAAGACTACCTACTGATAAACCATCTCTTACATCATCAATGATCCACGTAACTGCTCCATCAGTGACAAGCACACCTGCTGTTGTTCCCCATGTCGGTTCTACTAATGCAGTTTTGCCGCCAACAATACACTCAAGACGTGCCCATGACGGCAGATTAACACTATAGGCAATATCACCAACAATATAAGTTTTATCGCGTTTTAGAATATTTAGTCCACTATTTTCAATGGCTTTCCGTATATCTGCATGTGCATCACTAGCAGTATTATGCTCTTGTATATCAAGTTTTGTCATATATACACTGGTATCTGTAACAACAGTTACACCACTTGCGTTCGCAACAACAATATAGATATCGATGATTTGCTCGTCGATTGGTGTGCTTTTATCCGAAATATAATCAGCTAGATTGCCAGCGTTAGTATAGGCATATAGCTGTTCCGCCCCGTTATCTCCTAATTTTGCATAGATTCCCAACTCTCGTGCAAAAAACCCAATAGACAAACTTGCATTGGACACAACAAAGCGTACTTTAATTTGTCCATCCCCTTGGTTTTTATAGGATTGGATGGGTGCAGTAAGCATTGGATTCTTGGCCGAAGTCAAAGCTTTTATATCTTCTCCATCCGCAAGTTCTCCATCGCCTATTTTCAAATTTGTAAAAATCAATGCCGTACCTGAAGCTTGCGATTCCGCAATCATATTCAGCCCGGCATTCGTCAGGGTAATCCCTGGATATTGTGCCATTTTATCAGCTCCTTAATATAATATGTACCCCTTTTTTAACCAGCCCTACAATGAATATTCCTCCTGTGGATTTGCCTACTTCAAAGCTAACTGCCGGATGAATGGTACTATGTTTTGTTTGTCGCATTACTACTTCAATCGCTAGTGACAGACGTGCATTCTTTGTGTTCCTTATACCAATTGTCATATTCGCTGGAACAATTGCTCGGGCAAAGGTTCGTATCCTCGCTGATTTCAATAACAGTGCTGCCATCGTATCAAGCCACACAATGTATTTATTATAAGCAATGGATACCTCTATATTTCCTGCTCCATAAATTCCATCCAGCATATTTTGCAGACTTCGCTCTGTATAAGGCAGCGATGAATTGATTTTAGACAATATCCGTTTCCGGCGAGTATCCAATGTATCTGTAGACGCTGGATAAAGTTTCAACATGCTCTCCCAGCGAGCCGCCCCATCCTCATCCAGTGAATACACAAACGTATTTAAAAACTGCTTCCATATCGCTTTCCATACTTTTTTAAATTCCGGATTTTCTGCTGCAGCGATCGTTTTAAATTCTTTTGCATTGGCAAGTACATCAGGATAATATCGTTCTACATGTACTGTTCTGATATCAGCTTCCATTTGTTACAGCTCCCCGTACCGCCAGAGCATCAACGCCCAACGTCAGATTTTCTTCAACACCATTTAATTTCGTATGCTGTACATCCGTAATGCCTGTAATATCAAGAATCCTGCTCTCGATTTGTGAAATCCGAACAACTAAGCCTGCATTACTGACATTATCAATTTCAGCTACTTGGGTACTCTGCCATATTTTATTTAAACTTAGGAAATAAACATCAATCACATTTTCTATAGAGGACTTATATTGATCGTAGGTACCTGTTCCTGAAAATGACAACTGCAGGCTAATTGCAATTTCTGAATTCAGCGCCCCCTCGACCGTTACATGGTGTCCGATTGGAGCAATCCCCACACCTTCACCACTATGACCTATAGGATCGATTGTATTTTGCACCTTTTCCATAAACTCTGCCGTGGGTGGCTCATAGGTACTTGTCATAAATGAAAGTCGGACCGTCCCACCACCTGCCCATATTGGATAAACTTTAACACCTCCTACACCCGATATGGCATTGATCTTTTCTCGATAATCCGCAATGTTTCCACCATAAGCTTGAGAATTAAAACTGGCAAGATACCGTTCCCTGAAATGCTCCGTTTCTTCTTCATCTTCGCCCGGCACTGTTACTTCAGTAAGTATGGCCGTTTGCAGTCCTGCGGTGTAATCAATTGCAATCATGTTGCCGGCTGGCTTATTCCCCGCAGTACCAGCCGTTTCACACTTCAATAAAAAAACGCCATTACTGATTTTCTCAGTAACCGCGTAATTTACATCATCATATGAAAAACGTGTACCTATAGGGATTGCTAACTCAGCCGGTAAAAAAGAACCTTTTACCGTTGCAAAACTTGCAGCTTTCGGTTTTAGTCCTCGCTCTTTTGCTCTTTCAATCAAAAAGTCCCGCTCTGCAGTATCGCCAAACGTATTTTTGAGAAAATAGTCGCACATGGCATAAATAAGCATAAACTCAATGGCAGCCGACATAGTGCTGTCATAAACAACACTGCCTTCACGCTTATCAATACTATCTGGCACAGAGGCCAGCATTCGCTTTTCTATGGTATCTTCTGTTTGTCCTTCATACATTAGCAACCGTCACTCCTTTCTTCGCTGAAATGTCTCCATAGATGGATTTAATTGTAAATGATGCAAGGACATTTCCTTTTTTATCATAAGAAAGATCAAAATTCGTAACATCATTAATGCGGTCGTCTTGAATAAGGGCTTCACGGATACGCCGCGGAATCTCTGACAATACCCAAGGCATAGGCTTTCCAAACAAGTCCTGCAACTCAACACCATAATTCCAACTATAGATTACATGCTTATAGCGTTCGGTATTTAAGACTTTATAAGCTGCCTGCTTTACGGCCACAATATTCTCAGTGATATTTCCAAGTATCCGGTCTTCGTCTACCAGCATTTTATACGTCTTGTTTGGCTGCAGGTCTGCTTCGATCGTAGTCTCACTTCCTATATCTGTCAGGCTATTATCAGGTAACAATGCCATCTTCTCACCCCCATTGTCCACTCAGATTACTATGATTAAATACTCGACTCAAAACACAGTATTCCTGCCCGCCTGATTGCCGAAGTAGGATAACAGATTCACCAATATGCAGGCCGTTGTAGACCCTTATACGCTTACGACCAGCATATCCATGATTATGGCTTTCATATGCCGGATCACCAGAACCACCGCCACGGTTTTCAGTTACATGATTCACTTCAATATCAACATCATAATCTCGAACTAAATCCGTGGGAATCAGGTATTCCTCTGTTATGACTTCTTTTTGTGATACTCGGATAACCAATGGCGATATAGATTCAACAATGCCCAAAATATAATCTGTAAGCTTAACAGCATCCATAGATTGCTGGACAAGCTGCTGCAGTGTCTGATAGAGTTTTGTTCCACTCATCCTGTAATTACATCTCCTTTCACTGTAAGGTCCATAGTATATTGGTTATTCGAGAATTTATGTTTTACATTCTCAACAATAACCGCTTTTGTGAGCTTCACATCTCCTAAATCGAGATTCACGTACAGTATTGTTCCTGCCCTGACCCGTATATCACCAAATGCTTCCGATATAGATAGCGTACGCTTTACACGGTTATGCAGTTGAAGCAACTGGTTTGCTCTCTCCTGTGGATCTTGTTTCGACTTTCCATTGAGTTCCTCGTAATACTGCAATATGCCCCATTGCTTACGTGTTTTGGAATTTGCATAATCCGTCGTATTAGCAGGAGAAAATATTTCCTGATGAGTACCGGATTGTTTATCATCAACGACCAGTTTTATCAGATTGTATGTATCCTTATCGATATTAGATTCATAGGAAAAATCTTCGGCCGTCTCTGCATCGATAAGCAAATCAAGCTTCAGCTTTTCTATATCTTTAAGCATCAGCTTGCCAACATCGTCATACAGCACATAGATTTTTTTATCCTGCACCATTGTTAAATCCAAAGCATTCTGCATCATATCAAAGATGGTTGCGTTGCTTTCCCGACGTTTTTCGATAACGAACTCTGTATCATCAATCTCACCAATTTTAAGCTCAAAATCTTCTGCCAGTTCTTTAATCACTTCGGAGGCTTTTTGGTTATGGTATTCAAACGTATCTTTGTTTTTCAGATACCGCAGCTGATCGTAAGCCGTGACGGATATCGTATTATCTTTATTCCGTTTTTTCGTGAAAACAAATCCAAAGAAAAAGTCCATACCACCATATCTGGCACGGACCTCATCGCCTTCGATGAATTCCAAGGTTTTATCCTTTAGAACTTTGAACGTAAGTTTTCCGGGAGCACCTTTCCGATTAAGATCCCATGTTACATCTTCCTGCACTGCAGGCAAGAACCATTTCCCGCTATTTGCTTTGGTGCTGTCAACATCTTTATGATGAATAAACAATTGTAATTTCTTAACCAAGATGCAGCACCGTTCCTTTCAAGATACCTCCATTCTTACCACTAATAGGATTTGTTATCCCATTGCATTTCATGACAGTTCGCCAGTCCATGCTGCCCCCCGAAATCCCCTTGACAGCTTCCCATACTGACTGCTCATTGCGGATCTGCATATCATAAGGTGTAGCCATATCGGTCGCAGGCCGTGTTTCTTTTACTCGGATATGCTGTACACCCTTATCATCCGTCGTAACCTCGCATTCCTTCGTACCATAATCCCGCCATTGTCGGAGCTTAAGGGGAACAACGACATCAAAGCCATCCCCTGCATCTTCATTAACCTTATAGTCTTCTATCGTTACAAGCATATTAGTATCCCAAAGCATCATAAAATCCGGTGTCATTCTGGATATTACAAGCCGTATCGGACTATCACCGCTTTTACTTGTCTTTAGCTCATCAAGAAAATAATCTGCAGATTTGAACGAGAAGCTATTATCACCCAAAAGATTTGCCGACAGGGAATCTGCCAGTGATGTATCATAATTTGCATAGGGATATTTTTTATTTGGGAATCGGGCATCAAATGAAACTTCTGTAAGCCCCGGCGTTTTTATGATGTTGACCTCACCCTCATTAATGAGATTGACTGTCTTATTCTTTCCTTTAATATCCAGCGTCATCTTTGCTGGAGGAACTGGCAGCATCGTTGTACCTAAGAAAAAATAATAACTCATGTAGGAAAAACCTCCCTTCCAAGGAAAATATAAATAGTTGTCGAACCATACTATCTGGAGGTGAATTTCATGGCAAATATTTATCGTACTTACACTGGACATTGTCCGCACATTGAGGATGATTTTGAAATTGATGTTGAGTATGCTGAGGTACCAGTGACAAAAACAACAAAACGTTTTTTTAAACATGTTGGGTATGACTGTCTTGCAAATGATGATGATGAATGCACTTATGCCAATCAAAACCAATGTCCAATCTACAAAAAAGCACCTGTAACCATCGAAATATGAACAATATGCCGCTGCTACCAACAGCGGCATATTGCATTTTAAACAGGTTTAAAGTAATTTCTGAAATAGGTTTTTGTTTTATCATTTGCATTTTTAAGGAATTTTTTATAAGGAAAGCTCGAATGAATTATCCTATCCCTAGATGGAAATAAATCAACACCTGTTAGCTCTGTTAGTTTTTCTAACAACTTATCATAATTAGGATTAGGATCTTCTTTTGTAGCACAATTGAATTTGCAAAAAGCACAACCATCAAACACATTATGTTCACCATAAATCGCTCCTTGTAGCAATCGTGCTATACAATGCAACTTTTTTTCTGTAAATTTTTTCATTATGGATGCACCTTCTCTGCTCCAGATTGCATAGCTTCGAAAAGACTTTCTCCCATATGGCTCATCATGCCATCTAAATCAACATCGCTGCTCACCGTATTGCGTACGCCACCCATATCAATCCTGATTTCTGCTGTCGTATATTTATTGATGATTTCCTGCTCAGCTACTTCACGGAGATACTTAAGATCTGTATCCAAATCATCCATTTTATCTGCCATTCGCCCCGTATTGCCTGCTGTATCTTTTGCAGGACCGCTACCTTCATTAAGAGCTTCCGGTAAACCAGTACCAGGAGGTGAGTTATCGTCGTTTCCAGGCATTTTAGGAAACATATTTGAAACTTTGTCACTTAATCCAGCACCAATGTCATAACCTTTCATAAAATTTCCACTCGAATAATCCATATTATAAGACGAAAGATCAACACCACCGCTTATTGGTATTTTAGTAGACAATCCTTTCCCCCAATTTATAAAGCCAATTTCCATGCCTGGTAATTTATTGATCAGGCCTACTATTTCATTCAAAGATCGGCCTACCAACTCGACAATCCCGTTCCAAATAACAGCAAACAGATTATAGATGGCGGCAGTTGGATTCTTAAAGGCATTTCCTAAAAACTCTACAAATCCCAAAAATACATTCCAAACAAATGCTACAACATTATAAATCATGCCACCCAACCAGAAAAAAGCACCAACAACAATACCCGTAGCAGAGATACTTGTTTTAGCAAAATAATTAATTACCGCCACAACAAAATATATTGTAGCAATCACAATAGCAACAGGAAGTAAGATTGCACTCCACATCCCCGACGCTGCAAGCTGTGTGAAAGTCGCAACTACGCCTATGGACGATATGCTTTCAGCAATCATCAAAGCACCAGCAACAATATCACCTGCAACTGCTGATATTCCTGATACAACAGCTAACCCTCCGGTAGCTATTGCCGCCGCCGTAACTATTGTTGTATATATAGCAAGCGCCCATGCCACCCCCATAATAATAGGTTCCAGCGTGCCCCAGTTATCAGAAACAAACTGCGGAATATCTTGGAAAAATGGTTTTACTGCATTGTAGGCAGTCGTACTCTCTTGTGCAAACCATGCAAGTGTATTAATGACTCCGGTAAAGGCCCAGCCAATAGTTTCAATTGCTCCGATTTGAATATCACCACCAGAAATTTTCAGCTGATTAAATGCACCGATTATTCCCTTACCGACGCGATCAAGGACATCTGTGACTTCATTCATTTTTTGTACTGCTTGTCCTCCACCAGTTTTACCCATCTCGGCATTCATATTACCAACGTTCTGCGTAATGACTTCTGACATGATAGCAGCTCGCTGTGCTTCATTTCCGTATTTAAGAATTTGCTCCTGACCCGCGTCAAAGCTGATACCGCAACGGGTGAGCGCCCCAACATTACCCTGCAATGCTCGTCCCATCATATTACTAATATTGACCATATCCTCAGCAGTAGTCTTTGTACCATGCTGCTGAGCGGCTAAATTGTTCATAGCCGGAATCAAGGTAGCCAGCGACTCACGCTGTGTCAAGAACGTTGCTAACTGTTGTGCTCCGGCAGTCTGTGTCTGCCGACTCACAACACCGAGGCTCTGTTGTTCTCCAATAAGTTGCTTAATACTGTTTACCATATCGCCATTGGCACCCATGCGCTGCCGCATAATAACAGTTAGTTTCAAATCTGCTTGCGCTTGGGCAGCAGCAGCGTCTTTTGCTTGCTGCATCGTCGATGTTAAACTTGATATTGCAAACATACCAGCAAACATCCCGATCAAACTGCCTATTGATGATTTTATACTGCCGAATATTCCGGACGCTTTACTTCCTAGAGCTTCCATTGCTTCTCTGGCAGACGCTGCTGCCGGAATGATCTCTTCTATTTTAGCGGCCATCCCTGATGCAGCAACCGACACTCGGGTCATTGCAGCAGCCGGTGCTCCCATTGTTGAAAGTGCCGATTCTGTCGATGTAGCCGCTCGCCCAAGATGTTCCATCCTGTTGACCGCGGCAGACGCTGCATCTGTCATTTTTTTTAGTGGACCGCTCACACCATCGTTAAGCGAAATATACTGCGATAATGTTGCCATCTTGATTTTACCTCCTTAAAAATCAATACAAGAAAAGCACCTACATATAATGTGCAGGTGCTTTTTATTAATATTTATATTGTAGGTACTTACTTCTTTTTTATTGAAAATCCATGTCCACAATGCAAACAAGTTATCTTTATTTTACTATTTCCAATGGCTCCAGCCACTAAACCAACAACACCAAACAATGCCGCACCAACCACAGCTTTTCCTGCGCTATAGCCTCTAGGATTAACAGTCAGCTGAGTTGAATTGCATTTAGGACAATGCATTATTCCCTCGGCATCCAGCTTAGCCCCCTCAATACGTATTTGTTTCTGCCGTTTGTATTCTTTTGCCAATGATTTTGAAACTACATGCGGTAACCCCTTCGCTATTTGTAACAGTACAAATAAGGCTAGTACCAACACTACAATAGCTAAAACTATTGCAAAACCTTCAATGCCTACAGCTACAATGTCATTCATTTTCTCACTTCTCATTGAGATTGCTGGTACCATAAGCATTGCTACCATAGCCCTCAATTTGTTTTTGGAAACACCAAATTCTCGGCAATAAAAAACGGTTATACCAATTACGATAAAAGCAAATAATGGTATTGTTGTCGCAGTGTAATCGTCTCTTTGTACTATCAACTGAACCAAGCATGCCGAAATTACATACAACATAATTTCAACCATGATTATTTGAGATATACTATCCTTCATTCTCATAAACATAAAAACACCACCTTTATCCATAAATTCCACTATTTTACTTCAACAATGGCGGTATTTTCCCCTTTATTTTTTCTTTGCATCTCTTATTGCTTTAGCCTCAGCCTTGGCCCGAAGGTCAATAGCTGCAAAGATAAAAGCCAATTCGTTTTCTGGCAAAGTAAGCAAGACATGTGGCAACATATGCAACTTGTGGAGAGCGAAATACGCCATGTTAGCATAGAATTCGCCCTCCTCAATTAGTTTTTTGCGCGTTTGATTTTGTCCTTCATACCAACATCAAAACCATTGGCTTGTTGAACCGTGTTGGCAAGATCTGAAAATTCGCCAGGTGTCAGCATTCTATGTACCAGTTCTGCTGCACCAACAGCACCGTAAGAATTCTGTAATTCTTCACTGTTAAGATTAGGATATGTCACACAGGCAGTGGTAAGCTCCGTAATAAATTTTTCCTGATCTGTAGTAATTTTCACTTCGCGAGTGCCTGGAACAAATTCTTTTTTCTTGCATTCCCTAAGAATGTTATCGCATTCCTCACTGGTCATAACACGCAGTTTCCATTCCATTGGTTTTCTATCCTTGTTCAGAAAACGCGGGGATGCTGAATAAGCAACCTCTGCCGGTTTAATTGCGTTTTCCGATAAAAAGGCTTTCAAAGTATCATTTTCCATTTATAATCAATCCTTCCATTACTTATTGCATACCATCCAGCATACTGAATTTTTCCGGATACTCACAACTTTCAAATGTGAAATCAGTGTCCTGCTCCAGCCAGTCCCCATCTGCATCAAACGATGAAAGCTGTACCTCATCAATATTGCAGTCCTTATAGATTATGGTCTGTCTGCCAGCAGCTGATGTTGGATCCTCATTTGTTATCTGCATATCAAAATAAGTGTCCACTCCTGTTTCTTGATATTTCTTAATCATATCGTTAAAGAGCGGTGTATTCTGATAAATCGTCATACTGCCAGTGCCTTCTCCACCAGTCGTTTTATGCCCTTTGGTCGGTCGGCCGAGAATTGGCACTTCCTTTTTTGTTTTCTTATACTTTGCACTAAACTTCTTTGCCTGAAATAACAAATATCGATTACTGTCAATCGTTACATAAGCCGTTGCCATCTTAGCAGCAACGGCATCTCTAGCTTGCATTGTGCGAATTGCATTCAAACTTGCCATAGTTATATTCCTCCTTCTAAGCGACTACCACTTTCAAATATAGTTTTTCCATACAACAGGTCGGCTGAATTGTGTAATCTGCCATAACCGTGGTTTTCTTTTCTCCCTGTGTTGGTATTGGTACATCTTCCGCCACAAAGTTTTGAATCGCACGAACCCTTTGATATTCTTTATGAAGCGCCACAATATCTCCCCAAAGAGCAATACGGCCATCTGCATCATTCTGCTCCTTGCCAAGATAATTTCTGTTGAAAAGCCGCGAGATGTCGATTGCATCCTGATCCAGTACACGAATAACCTGATTAAGCGAAAAATCATCATTCTTTTCTTTAGTAAAATTGGTAAATGTGTTGATATCACTGAGTACATTGGTCTTGCCAACAATATCGCCAGACACAGAATCTGCGACATTATGAAACATCAGCATACCTGCCGTTATCGCTTTTTCAAGCTCGGACTGGCTGTATTTCGTGTTAATCGTGAATTCACCGTCATAGGTCTTATTTGTGCAGCTCGCATTGACATTGCAGGAGGCCTCTGCTCCCGTAAGCCAGTAAACAGCTGCCGCCGGAGACTCGCCCGTGTCTGTTACCTCATTTTTAATCGATATAACACCCTCATAGTCAACATTTTCCTTGCCACAAATAACAAGTTGATATTTTGCCCCCACGCTGTCACGCATACGCTTTACGAATTGTACAAGTAAGTCCTGAATCGTCGAATCTGTACCAACATAGCCCATGCAGTTAAAATAATATGGTTCAATCGCATCAATATAATTTTGATATTGCAGACCCGTCGTTGCATCCCCATTCGTACCATTTACAAGTTTCACTCCTGCAGTTGCTGTAAGGTCTTTGCTCCGGATAAAGGTTACATAATCGTTGTCCGTTACATCGGCCCATGTACTAATGGCCTGCTGCTTATCTACTGTCGTAGTAGTTCCATCAACATCAATGTAGGTTATGATATCGAATTTCGCTGGCTCATCCACATTGGCCATAACAGCCACTGTGATATCATTACCGCGAATACCGCCATACCTTGCTTTTGCAATCGCACAAGCTGCCTGCACAGCACCATTATTAACTCGGTAGAAATATCCGGTCTTTAGATTAATAAACAGATCACGCAGACCTTTCATTTTATCCGCTGTATAGTCATAACCAAAATACTTCATGCAGTTCTTCTGGAAGTCTTCTGCTGTAACCGCAAACACACCGTCCGGCCCCCAGTCAAGCACCAGTGGCATTGTGCCATATCCTCGATCCGCAATATCCGTAGACGCTCTTACCTTAGATACAAAATTTATATACGTTCCTGGCAGTTTCTTATTTTGAAAGAGCCAGCCACCTCCACCTAATGCCATCTATATCATTCCTTTCCATTAATTTTTTCTTTGACTGGTTTCTTAAGATATTTCTCAATCGCCTGATCTGCTTCATTGATTGTGTATTGCTTGCTATCTTTTAAAACAATCATAATTGTATCGCGCCGATCTGCATATTTTTTAGATGCAGCCAATGCTTCCCGTGTATAAGTTGGCTCTGCTGCAACAGAAGTTTTTGTTTCTTCTTCCATATATTCTCAATCCCCTTTTGTATGTTGTGTTTGGACAAGCTCTTCCATAAGTGGTTCCTTATCCTGTATCTTCAAGACAAATACTTCATAGGTAATAAAGAAATGCAGAATTTTGTCCTGCACCTCATAGCTAATATCAGAGCCACGAATAAGATTGCCACCAGCTGTGATATATTCCAGCCCCAAAAGCAGCGCATCCGTGACCTCGTTGATCTCTTGCGTAATACCATTTTCATTTTTGGGGAAATATTGGACATCAAAGTTGTATCTTCGATTATAGCGGTTACGGATTACATGCTCCTGCGTAGTTTTGAGCTCAAGTATCCAAATGGCTGGCGGTTCGAAATCCTGTTTAAGCTCATCAAACATGATTTCGCAACTATCACCAAAAATTCCATAGAGTGTGTTCTTGATACCATCCATAATGTCATTTACCATAGAGCACACCCCGCAAATATGCATCCAATTTACGATTCAGTATCCTTGGAGCTTCAACGACTAACTCTTTTTCGGATATGGTCATCATAAATTGCCCTTTTACCCATGCAGCCTTCGTTCTTTTGCCTAATACTGGAATAAACCGTCCGGGTATCTGTCTATGTCCATATTCTATATACGATGCATATGAGACTGGATTTATGATCGTAATCGTATATTCATTTCCTGAATGCTGTACTTTCAGCCCAGCCACAAATGACATCGTATTTGGCGTATTCCCTGATAATGCTTCATTCTCTGTTTTAGCTGTCCAGCCTCGCCGCAACGCACCACCATTTGTGAGTCGCTTAAGCTTCACCTGTCCTTTTTTCGCACCCTTTTGATGCTTAACTGCGTTGCCTGTTCCATCCCGCTCCACCTCAAATTGTCCTTTGCCGACTGGTGTGCGCTTGATGACCTTCGTCAAAAATCTAGCGGTCAACGCTTTACAGCAGTCCTCATAAAACTGCTGTTTCTGTTGTCCATTCGCCGCAGCATTCAGTCGTTTCGCAAAATCTTTTAAAGAACTAAAATCCGAACGCATTACGGATGCACCGCCTTGAGATCAAGATTAATTTCCTGATGTGTGGTATAGATAGCAGGTTTTCCACTGTTTTTATAGGTTGTCGTTACACCCTTGTGTGTAACAGAAATTTCGCATCCGGATGGAACTGCAATATCCGGAGATAAAAACAAGCAGATACTCTGTGATGTAGTATCTGCCGTTCTGGATTCACTGATTGCAGGCTGGCTTTTAAATGAAAGTTTACACGGCTGATCCTTGCAAATTATAACCGGCTCTGAACTTGTAAGATGGGTCTTTGAATCGGTTCTCTTTCCATAGCTGGAAATTATACATGTGTCCTCATAAAGCATCTCCAGTGCTTTTTTTGCCTGCCTTCGTGCCTTGTCAATCACGCTCACCATCACCATACCAGCTTTCTATAACGGTTCAACTGCGGAATATAATTTTTGAGCAATGTATCTTTAA